ACCCTTGGATGATGTTCTCGCAGTCCTCGGTGATGTAGAAGTGTGGGCGGTTTACGGAGTCCATTTCCTTCGTCGTATCCCACGCCATCTTGCCAATCAGGGCTTGCAGCCCATCGTCAATGTCCAGCCCCGGAGCCGGGATCACCACCATGCCGTGGTCGCTCAAGTCCTCGATGATCGACGAGGAACCATCAGATCCTTGGTACTTGGCAGCACCCAGCCTCGGGTCGATCAGCCGCTCAAAAATCTCCTCCTCGCCCTCCATCTCCTTGACCAGATCCACATAGTCCCTGATGCCGAATCCCTGCCCCTTGGCCCCATCGCCCGGAACCCACTTGCCACCCTTCCACTCTGCCCAGTCCCCCACGTCCACCCCAGGCCATTCTCGGTAAACGTAGAACGTCCCTGTGGCATCCACCGCGATCCAGCACATGAACCAGTTCTTGGCTCCGGCGGGGTCGATAACATGGTATCGGGTGATCCCCGATTTGGGAACTTGATCTGCCTTGATGACGTTGACCGCCTTGTTGAACTTGGGGAACTTCGTGTGGTGCGACTTGGTTGCCACCCCATACGCCCGGACGAGGATCTCGTTTCTAGGCTTGCCAACTAGGGTGTCCTTGATCCGCTCATACCCGCCCCACGGGTTGTCCTCTGACCAGAAGTAGTGGACTGTCCCCTTGATGTGTTTGCACTCAAGGATCGTTGGGATCTTGTCGTTCTCCAGAAGTTCTGCATGACGGCTTTCCAGCACCCTCCCTCCATCGACGTATTGCTTGACGACATCCGTCATCCCGAAGATCGGGGTGAACGTGAGGATCATCTTGGAGTTCCTCGTCGCCAACCGGAACCGCAGGGTTTCGATGATCTCCGGGCCTCCAAGGTACTCGTCAAGCCACACGCCAATGTTTAGCCAGTTGGCACTCAACGACCCAAGCTCCGCACCCTCTAGGATCGTCGGATTATTGCTGTACGCAGCATACGTCTTGAACGATACCCGCGATCCATTCGGCAGGATGAACGAGTTGTCCGTGAACCCAGTCTTGCGCTTGTAGCTGATGTAGGCACTAGCACTTGTTTGCTTCGTCTTGTACTCCGATGGAAGCCAATCGTACACCGCGCTTTGTTGCTGTCGGATCGAGACTTCCGCAGTTTGGGCAAAGCAGAATATCTCGGAGTTCGGATTCTCTACAGCAGCACGAACAACAGCATAAGAACCAAACTGTGTTTTCCCACTCCGGTTTCCACCACTAATCAACGCTTCGTTTCGATCCGCGATGTAATGCTCAACCTTTTTCCAGTTCTCAAAGATCCATCCGTAGCGATACTTGTCGTTGATGCTGTTGCGGATTGCTTCTTCACGGAACTCATGGATCTTCACAAGTTCATTCGGGGAAAGCTCTGCGATTTCCTCGTCGGAGGGAACCGGCAACATCGGATGTGGCGTCCAAGTCAACATGGGTCAGGCCAGAGGACGGCTCCACAGGTTGGGGTTGAGAATCATTTTACTCGATGATTTCTGCCTCCAAAGTCTTTCTTTGTGACTTTTTCGCCACACGCATCCGGGCCTCCTCAATCATCTGGGCAGCTTCGTCCAAGGACGCACCCCTCCGATGCTCGATCACCGCAGTTGCCATCCCCGCCAATTGAGAGGATTTATCGGTCATAATGCCCACAACCAAGGCCAGTCTGTCCGGGCTGATCTTCGCCAACTCCTCGGGACTCTGGGATAATTGTTCGGCTTTGTGGAACAAAAGATCCGTGTACTCCGCAGCCGCCATCGCGTATCGGTTGGCAAACTCCTTGCGCTTGGACTCCAAGGTGTCCCCATGCGTCCATTCTAGCCTTCTGACGGACTCATGCCCCAGTCCTGTAGTCCGTGCCACATCGCAGATCCTAGCCCCTTGTGCGAGCATCCAGAGGGCTTTAGCGGCAATGTCCGGCTTGGTCTTCTCGACGCACCCCCGGCCCATGCCCTTCGCCCTCTCGCGGATCTCACCCATGAACTCCTTCATGGCCTCCGGGCTGTCGATCCTAGCGTCCTCCTGGATCGCTTGTTGGTCTGTGGTCATTTGCGCTTGGCAGATTTCCTAACCCTGACCTTGCCAGAATGCAACTCTTTTTCAAACTTGGACTTCTGGGAAGGAGAAAGCGGGGAACCCTTACTCATCAGATAACGCACCTGCTTTTTAGTAGGATTCTTTGGCATTTTATTCTTCCCCCATTATTTTATCCAATTCTTCTTGGTCATCTCTAAATTTATTCGCCATTTGAGACAAATACATTGAAAATTCCTCGTCATTTTGCGCCTGCCTAGCCAATGCCATCAAACCATTTCTGGTTGTGAACATAGATCCAAGCATATTTTTGTATGCAGCATCAATTTGCCCAGAACTTCCAGTTCCAGCAGCCATTGCACTAATTGCTTTATTGAGCGTTTTCTTTTCTGGAGTTGATGCGCTCAACATTGCCGCCATCAAGCTATTCCTAACTCCACCAGTAACTCCGTGAGCCAGATAAAGGCTGACTCCAGCAAGTCCGGCAGTCATACGCAATGGTTCACCTTGATTTGCTATTCTTATTTGATTTGCATTGTTTACTTTGGCGAGATCATAAAGAAATTCAGCATCCCCTTTGCCAAGAGCAAGCTCCATTTTTCTCCGAAGGTTGGATGTGCCAACAGGAGCATCCATTGCTTTCACAAAAGCTTCGGTGTCAAACATTGGAGTATTAGGCAAACCGGCAGGGTGGTTGCCACCGGGGAAACTATTCAGTAGTTCTCTAGCGAAATCACCTTTGAACGCATTTCTTGATGCAGGATCAAGTTTCCCTAGTTGAAGAAGTGCCTTTTCTGCTTGGGACGTGGTTGTCCCATCGCTCAAAAGAAACCTCGCGAACATATCCGGGTCGATGCTCGCGAAATCACCTTTTTGGGCTAGTTTGTAAATTTCGCTATTTTGCAAAGACTCAAGATTTCTCTCCGCATCTAACCGAAGGTAAATTTGCTTTATTGCTTTTTTGCGGCTTGCATCATCAAGAGTGCCTCCGAGCATTCTAATGTCATCGTAAGAAAGATTTTTGCCAAGCCCTGCCCTACTCAATGTATTATTGAGTTCGTCAAGCGAAAGCATCATTCTATCAGCGGAACCACCCCACAGTTCCTGCATCATGCCACGATCATACTTGACTGATGAAATTTTCACACCAGGCTTCCCAAAACCAAGATCATAAAGATACTGTTGCTGCATCATATCCCTGATGCTTGCGGTGATACCATTCCTAGATGGATTTTGTGCTTCATACCTAGAAACGGCATCCATCACATTGCGGATCTTCGCAGGCTCCCTCATGACAGCTGAAACAATCTCTCTGGGAAACATTTTCAAATCGCCGCCTTCTTCTCGCAAAACTTTGCCAAGAAGGTTCACCTCAAACTCCATTCTTTGCTGGTATTGATTTACAGCATTATCATAAAGAGATCCAAGATTTGCACTTGTCCCGTCAGGCAGTTGTCCGTCGAATTTGGAATAAAAGTCCCTTCTGTATGCAGACATATTTTTAGATACAGCAGCACCAAGTTGATCCCTTGTGGCTGCACCAACAGCATTTTCCGGCCTAGCATCATTAAATGCTCTAATCCAATAGTCAAACTCACGGGCATCCATTGGCCCAGTCAACCCGCGCAATTCAGCAATTTCTTTTTCTAAACTTCGCGGTATTTCCTTGCCTTCTCGTGAAAGTTTTAAAAGCCTGTTTGTAGCTTTAGAAAGAAGTTCTTGTGCATTTGCCCTTCTTTCTAGTCTTCTTTCCACAGCCTTTACAGCGGTATTATCAAAAGCCCCTTTTTGACTTTCCCGAATCCTTGTTTGAACTGCAAAGTCAAGAAGTTCTTGCGGGTTTAATCTAGCACCAACTGAATCAGCAAAATCAAAAGCCTTACCAAATGTTTCGTTTTTAATCAAAACTTCAGCTTGTTCTGCTTCCCTAACAACATCTCCAACCACTTTGCCAAGCTTGTCTTCATTTGCAGCAAGGTTAGAATAACGTGTAAGTTTATCGTCAAGATTTTGTCTTACAGCATTAACTGATAGATTGGCTCTTTTGGCAACTTCTTCAGCAAGTTTCTGCCTATTATCAAACTGTTGTTTTGCAGCAGTCTTGTATGCAGATACCTTTGTGGGGGTCTTATTAACATACGAATCCCACAATTCACGCAAAGTGTCTTGCGTTCTTTTCATTGAACCAGCAAACCCAGAGTTTGGCCTAGCACCAGCAAGATACTGTTGGCTTTCAAGCCCCAATGGGCCACCTATTCTTGCCCCCATCGGGGCATACACTTCCCCGGCTTCTCGACCAACTGCTGCCGCAGAAGCCTTCTCACGCTTCGCCAGTCTAGCAGCAGATTGCTCAAGTTGTTCAGCAAATTGATTGGTAAACTTTGGGCTGATCCTATTCGCCAAAAACTTCGATCCAGCGACATCTGCAACACCGCCTATTAAATTGCCAACAACTGCTTCAGTCCCACGCCTTGTGGTTGCTTTGAAGTAATTTTCTGAAAACGGAGCAACACCCAGGACTTGCTCAAGACCAGAATCAATTACAGACCCCATTGCAGTCCTTGTGGCGGCAGCAGCAGCATAAGAAAGGGCTGGGCTTTTAGTAGTAGAAAGCGTTCCAAGAAATGCAGCGGTTTCTCCCACAACTATTGGGGCTTCCACGGCGATTGCTCCAGCAGTTCCAGCAAAACTTTTATCCTCGGTTGTAAATGCTGTCCCATTTGGGCGAACAACCAAGAACTCATCTCTTCCATCAATGTTTACTGGATAAACCCCCTGTCCTTTGTACTTCCCTTGGATGTATTTAGCTCTAGATTCTGAAGTTTGCAACGCGCCCATCGCGAATCGCTGACCAGCAGGAACATCTTCTGGGCTTAAATCAATGTTTTCTGGTGCTATCCCAGAAACATACGCCAAATCTTTTTTCTTTTCTTCAGCAACCCTTGAAGGATCAAACCTGGCTGGAGAAAACGCAGGCATTGATCCACCCATGCTAATGGTTGCAGGAGATACCATTGCCTCCTCGCTGGGGCGACCTCTTGATAAGCGTTCAGATGCGCCAGATCGCATCTGCTCGGAAATTTCAAAATCAAGATCTGCGTATCTTTGGCTTTTCCGATCTGCTTCTTGCTTGATTGCCAAAATTTCATTGGACAATGTTGTGGCAAGATTTGTATCACCGGCAGCTTGTGCTTGTTCCAGTTGTTGATTGAGAATAGGTACTCCCCTATTTACTTGATCAAAAAACTGATCAAGTTGGGATTTCTCATTCAAAAGCTGTTCTCTTGCCATAATTATTTTGGTGCAACCTTATTAAGAATACCTTGAACTTGGGGGTCAATAAGAGCAGGATTTCTAGTTTGAGAAACCCCTCTTCTTCTCACAATTTCTCCTTTTGCATTGATTGTTTCCGAAGGATAAAGCAAATCAATTTCTTCATTTTGATCTTGTGTAAGTTCCCCTTTTTTCACAAGCATATCACGTTGGTTTTTTGCCCCATATGCAACATCAAGAAGTTTTTCAGTAAGCCTCAACCACTCCCTATTAAATGCTTCTGGAGTTTGAGATCCCTCTAGGCTTGTTGCTGCATCACGGACAATTGCAACATCTTTATCAGAAACATTTCCAAGAGATGCACCTGTTGGGGAATTCTGTCTCATTGATTGAATCTCTTCCAATGTAAGGGATGACTTAACTCTATCAATAATTGACTTAAGTGATCTTGTTTCAGTTCCTGGAATATTACCAGCAACAATTCTTGACATTGCAGGTATTACTCCTCCTTGTGGCTCTAAATCAGAATACCTTCTTTTAATTTCAAACAAATCTTGTGTAAGTGTTACAGCTTTTGATTCTTTTGCTTCTTGCGCCCGTTTTTCTTTAGCCTGCTGCGGATTAAAAGCTTCTACAATTTCAACTTTTCCTGTTGCTGGGTCGATTCTTGTAATAACTTGTTTTCCATCTGCTTGCTGAACCGGCTGCTCGTAAACCTGTGGAAAAGTGTCAATAGTAGAAGTTGGTTGAGCAAGTTCTTGTGGTACACCAGT